GTTTAAATATTAAACCTGAAAACAAGGAATTCTTAACCAACCTCGCGAGAATGAAAGACGGAGAAATGTCAATTGATTTACAAGCGGCAGGGTTAGAGGAAGAATTTGGGGCGAAAACTATGAAACTAAGTGACATGAATAAAGATGTTGCGGAAAAAATACTTGCATTTCAAGACGAATTTAAAGATAAATCAGAAAAAGACCTCATAAGAGAACAAGTAACTTTAGTTGAAAACATAAGTAGGGATGTTAACTATTTAGCGTTGTTGGCTAGAATGGAAGTTGCTGGTGTAGGTGACAAAGCGGTACAAGTATTATCTTCAATTAGTGCAAAAGAGGCGGGTGGAGATATAAGTAGTTTATTATATAAAACTACTGATTCCTTAGTAGAAATGTTTGGTGAACAAAAAGCGGAACTTATAAAAGGTATACAAACCCAAATGGGTATAGACCCAACCGAATTTAAAAAGAATAAAAATACCTCTTCAGAATCAAGTACTGAACAAGGTAAGACAGACACTCTTAAAGTAGAAGTTAGTGCTAAAGACGCAATTACCGGATTCTATCAAAAGGAATGGTCGTTAAATCCTGAGAGATGGGTTCAAGGTAAAGGTTATTTAAACCCTAATTAATTTGAGGGTTTTTCATCTTAAATCTATTTATATTAAAAAGAAATTATGCCGAGTAACTTAGATTTCGATTCTACAAGTCAATTTAGGGATAGTATATTAAATAGGACGTTACAACAACCCAACGGTCCTCAGACATTTACTAGTTCCGCATACTCTGTAGAGTCTCTTAGTGACCATTCAAATATTAGTCAGGGAGATGTAGATGACAATCTAAATACTTACTTATCAGTACCTCAAAACTCAAACACATTTACTACAGAAAATTTTAGTACTGTTGATACTTTAAGAAATTTAACAAGGATTGATGATTTGGGGTTATATCCCGAATATTTTGTACAAGGGAGTTATAGTAATTTAATTAGTATCATGACGACCGACAACTACGATAATGAATCGAGGTTGATGAAGTTTGCTGCAAGACATATTAGGGAAAACAAACAAGGACCTGTTTTGGCGAGAATAACACAAAATTTAGTTGCCGCCACTTATGGTAGAGTAAGACTAATAGATGCGTTGGAAGGTAATTTGGCAACAGCAGTTAATATTGTTACAGGTAAAGAAGGTTTAATAGAGAAGAATTTTAAAGTAACGGTTGCCAAAACCATAGCAGGTAAGGCGATTGATTTCTTACAAACAGTTGCGGGTGTGGAATTTCCATGGAGTGAAATACCTGGCGATTATTTGACAAACCCAAGAAGACCAACGGTTAATAGACCTGAGGCACAAACAGGATTGGGTGCAATTATACAAGATGTGACGGGGGCATTAGGTTCTCTAATAGGAATTCAAAGAAGACCTAAACTGTCAAGAAAACCATCTGATTTAATGATTGAATATTTAGGTTCAGGTCAGAAGGATATTTTATTCGACAACCTAAGTTATTCAACATATGCACCAAACTACACAAAAACAGCAAGATCACAACAATCATCTAAATTATTTACTTTCATTGATAAAGTGGGTGACGCAATTAACGACGTTTTAGGTATGGGTGCACCAAGAGGTGTGGCATACATAGGTGATGATAGAGGTGAAGATGTAAAATACGCGATGGGAGATTTTAATGATAACATCGTTAGAAGTAGTTATTACCTAAGTTTAATGTTTGATCCTGTACAAACACAGTTATTTGAACGACAACGTTCTGTAGTTGAAGGGGGACAAATAGGTGGTAGATTAACATGGTACAGTAGTAAATCAAAAAATAAGTTAGGAGAAAGTAACCTTGAATACCAAGTCGAGAGATCTCAATTAGAGGAAAGTCTTTCCACTAAATACGGATTTAGGAGTGACTCCATTTTAGGTAAAACTCAAGAACTACTTGAAACCATGCCATCAGACGGTGGTGCTGCGAGATCACATGTGGCGAACGCAATCGACCAAACAAGTAGAATATTTAGAGAAGGTAATGTAATGATGTCGAGAGGATCGGCAGTAAAGTACGTGGATAAGTTTGGAGAAGAGTCAGGTGTTGAATACTGTAGAGTATGGACAAAAGACGATCCATACATGAATATGTCCGACACAATGAAACGTACAGGTAACATAAGAAAATTTGACTCTAGTGTGATGTCAAAACCATGGAATTTAAACATGGCACCAATGTCTAATGGAGAAGGCTCTTTTGAGGGATCAACTAATATTGTTGAATCTACATTTGGTGATGGTTACATGGCAAAAAAATATATGTTCTCACTTGAGAACTTAGCGTGGAAAACATCCACACTACCAGGTTTTACATACACGGACTTACCGTTTTGTGAAAGAGGACCTAATGGAGGTAGAGTGATGTGGTTCCCACCATACGATATTAAAGTATCAGAACAAAATAGTGCAAGATGGGAAAGTAATGTCTTTTTAGGTAGACCTGAACCGATATATACATATCAATCTACTGAAAGGTCGGGACAAATATCATTTAAAGTAGTTGTCGATCACCCAAGTATATTGAACCTTTTAGTTACTAAAGTTTTCAAAGGAATGTCAGATGAAGAATCTGACAATTATATAAACGCGTTTTTTGCGGGATGTAAGGAATTAGATTTTTATGAGTTAATAAGAACTTACACAACTTTAACTAAGGAAGATATAGGTAGTATTCAAAAATATTTAGAAGCGGATAATCCTGATAAAGAATCAATCACCAAATATAAAGTAGAGGTGGATGATAGTGAATATGAAACACCCGATTTAAGTCCTATTGAACAAGCACCCGAGAAAACCTTAATTAACTTATATTTTAGGAACGACTTCCCAAAGATAGGTTCAAGTGCGGTAACAAGTCCCAACACATACACCGAAGAATATACTAGATATGTTGGAAATAGAGGTTCAGCAACAGGAACACCGGCTGACGGGACTTATATGAAAGACTTAGTAAACGGATTGGATATGGTCTTTACCGCACCACTTACCGTTAACAAAAAGAATGACATAAAAAATATGTTTGGTAAATCCGAGGGGATAACGGGTAGTACTTCTGATTATGCACTTGTTAGGGATAAAATAGATAAGGGTTTCAATAGACTTGTTGATAATAAGACGACATATGACAGCAAACTAACCTCTATTAAATCAAGGATTGAAGGTGGAGAACTTAAAGATGTTTTAATTAAAATATTTACTAGTACATCATCTGTTGCCGATAACAATTATAACGTAAAATTATCGGCGAGGAGAGCTCATAGTGTCTTTATAGATGTTATGAAGAAGATACAGAAAAACAGTAAAGATTATGGAGAAGACTTTTCAAAGGTCGTTCCATCATCGGGAGTACCCTCAGTATCTCAAACACTTGGTTATACTTTTGAAGAGTTAGGATATGAAGGTATAGAAGGTGGTTTACGTATAGGTTATAGTGCAAATGGAGAAACAGTTAGTAAAGAAGAAAACTTGTTTGGCGGGGGTAGTGTTCCTGTAAATTGTCACAAAGACGAAATACGATCTAATAGTGCACTAAAAAGAACTGCACCTGTTACGTTTTACTGTAGACACGCAACCGTGGAAATGGTTGAGACACCAATAGATAAATTACCTGACCTTCCTGACGACCCAAAAGTTAAACTAACACCCGACGGAACAATAGAACCACCTAAGGTAAAGAAACCACCTATTAATGAAATGAAAAAAATTATCATGAAGACGTTGTCTGAGTGTTATTATTTCAAGGCATTAGAGGAGGATTCACCTGTTACATTTAAAAGTTTAACAGAAAAACTAAAATACTTCCATCCCGCGTTTCACTCAACAACACCTGAAGGTTTGAATGCGAGGTTAACATTCCTTTTGCAATGTGTTAGACCTGGTGATACAATACCACTTAAGGGTATTGCGGATAATAATGATATAAATGCGAGAAATACAAGTTTCGGCCCACCACCGATATGTGTGGTTAGAATTGGTGATTTTTATCATTCTAAGATCGCAATTAGAGATGTCAACATAAATTACGACGAAGGTGTATGGGATTTAAATCCTGAAGGTATTGGTGTACAACCAATGATTGCTAATGTGACCCTACAGGTAAACTTTATTGGTGGACAAGGATTAGATAAACCAGTCGAAAGATTACAAAACGCGCTATCATCTAATTTCTTTGCAAATACAGAAATGTATGACCCAAGATCTATAGGTACAAGTAATATTAACGGACAAGATCCTGAAAAGTTTACAAAAGAGTTTTTAGAACAACTACAATCGGCGGGGTCCAATTCTCAAACACCTGATGGTGAACCATTAGAAGAAAATGAAATTAAACAAGGTGTTTATATTGGAGGATCAGGAGAGACACTTTCATATGGTGAGATCGTTAGTGGATTAAATACAGATATAGAATCATATTTTAACACTTATAAGGAATCGTATAATACGATACTAAAACAATATGGACCACATATACATTCGTTAGTGTTTTCACCCGATTACAGAAAGATAAATAAGTACGATGTTAACACGTCAACCACTTCAACAAGGGAAATAACTATGTTTGGTGAGTTTGATAAAATAAGAACCTTAGATCTTTTCTTAATAGAACTTAAAACAAAACTAGTAACGGCTATTGAATTAGAAGATGTTTCTACAATGTTTAAATTTCATAGATTTTTAAATGACCCTAAAATGGAGAGATCCAATGAGTTATTAAAACCAGTATTAAGGAAAATAGTTGAGGATAAGTTAGATTCTTTATTAGAAAACGAAGCAATTAAAAGTATAAAGGCAGCAAGAAATTTAGTTATAATTAATTTAGATAAAGTTAATTACTTAACAAAATATGTGAGTGATGGTATGATTGTAGAAGGTAATGCCACACAGGCAAATCTTTCAGGTTTTACCTATGAATCGGTTTATTCTGAAATCGATCACATGATGGATTATTTTGACAAAAACTATGACAAGTTTGAGAAAAAATTAGACACAACTTATAATTTTAACAGTCTTTCGGTAGATGTGGATACACTAAGTGAAATATTATCCTTATTATTAGGGGGGACACATGGATCTATAGAAGATATAAAAAAGGTATATGAGGTGGATACAACATTATTCCCACCCAATATAAAAAATAAAATTGATAGAAAGGTCGATAAGTTTTTTGACGAAACAAAGGAGGAAAGAATAAGACTTTCTAAGTGGAAACCAAAGAAAAACAGTTCTGATCTTAACTTTAATGTGATAGATACGGTACCAATTACTGATTCATCACAACAAGATACATTAACAAAAGTCCATTCAACTATAGGTGAACTTGGGTCTAAATTAAATCACTTTAAAAATGAGTAGAAAATATTTCAATAGGTATGAGTTTTTTGAGGAAGAGGGAGATTTTAAAATAGTCCCTGGTATTGAGATACCAATTAGGTCTACAGACAAGTATGTACAATATAAGAAGGGGAAAGATAGGTTTGATAAAATTTCTCAAGAATATTATAATACCCCTGTATTTGGTTGGTTAATATTACAGGCAAATCCATTAGCAGGAAGTATTGAATTTGAAGTACCAAATAATTTCACGTTAAGAATACCTTTCCCACTGGTTAGTGCTTTACAAGAATATAAAAAATCGGTAGAGTTGTACAACTTATATTATGGCGAAGAATGATACCACAAATAGTGAAAACATATTAGTTAAGGTTAATCAAAACAATCTTGTTTATATTGACCCTAATAGTGTTGTGTCTAACGGTATTATAGAACCGAGATCCACAAATCATGAAAATTTAGTTTATTATATAAATTTAGAGGCGGACTTAGTTCCGAGAACTACACTTAACTCCAACAATGCGGGTGGTGGTCAACTAACCTCTGTAGCAAAAGGAACTCTTAATTTATTACAGAATAAAGACGGAGAATACCTTGATACAAAGTGGACAGATGTCTACACGGAACAACCCACAAAAGACCCTGAAAAAGAAGGTATCTATGAACCTAATCATGATTCATCGGGACAATCTTTTGGAATGACAAGTGTCAGTATAGAAGTAAAAGGTGTGAACTTTGTACCTGTAGTAAACATAAGTTTTGTAGATATAAGAGGTAAAACTCTTTTTGAATCACCTAAAAATTCACCATATAAATCTTTTTTTCACCTACCATGGCCAATATTTTATTTAACAGTAAAAGGTTTCTACGGTAAGGCGATAAGATACAGACTTCATTTAATTAATTTTAATACGTCATATAACGCGGGTAACGGTAACTTTGAAAGTACGGGTAAGTTTGTTGGATCAACATACGCATATCTTAATGATATTTCTTTAACATCTATCCTTAATGCACCTTACATGTATGGTATTGAAATACCTACTAAAAAAGAGACGAACACAAAAACAGGGGAGTCAAAAGTCAAACTTTCAAAAACATCACGAGGTTATCAAACACTATTATCGGTATATCAAGAATATCGTAGAAAAGGTTTAATAACAATACCTGAAGGTATTAACCCGACATTAAGAGAACTTATACAAAAATCAAAAAATTTAGATAAGGAGTTAGAAAAGGCAATATTTGGTGATAAAGGTATTGTTGATATGAGACTATTTGGTTTGGTAAAGGAATTCGACGATGCGTTGGTGGAATTTGTTGGTGCGGTTAAAGCGTGGAGAACGAGATACCTATCAGATGGATATATCTTCCTCCCACCAGATGAAAACGGTATAAAATACAACTACCTCAGTAAGGATCAATCAAATAAGACAACAAATATAGTTGGACCTAAAAGTGGAACATTAGAATCAATCTTAAAAGTTAAAAGTGCGAAGATTAAAAAGATCCAAAACTCAATAAGGGAATTACTTAAAAAATCAGGAAAAGAATTTAAAACTTTTAATGTTAGTGTAAAGAACCCATTAGTTGATATAAATACATATTACTCTTCAACCGACCCAAAGTTGGGTGGTAAAATTGGTGTGGCCTATGATTTAATGATAGATCACATAAATGAAATTATAACCTCATTTAATCAAGAAAAGAAAAAATTACAAGATAAGGTAGAGGAGAAAATGAACGAAATCGTTAAAACCAACGGTAACGAAGGTTTAGGTTTCGAACCAACAATACGTAATGTTTTTGGTGTTGTTTTGGCAGGTGCAGATACTTACATAAGGTTAATGCAAAACGTACATTTTCGAGCGTATAACGTAAGAGAAGAAAAGAAAAATATTTTAGTTGGATTTTCAGATGAGTCAACTTCCGAAGGTGCGGTTTATCCGTGGCCAGAAGTAAATAAGGTAAGTGACAATAAAAAGAAAATATTGGCATATCCTGCGGAGTTTGATCTGATACGAAAGTTGAGATCAGATAACCCTACGTTATGGCCTGAAGTTGAGTTCGTTGAAGAATACATGGCCGTATCCCAAAGAATTACAGATAATTTAGCGGAAAAGGAGAAGACTTTCGATAAGGTTAGTTTTGAGTTTGAAAATTCAGACCCCAACCAAAACGACCTAAAGAAGATTTCCGAAGTTAATAGTTTAACTGGTGTTGTACCTTACTCGGATAAAACATTGGCATCTATGTTCTATGAAATTATAGAAAGATGTAAATATAGTATGTTATTTGACAGTTTTAATACTGAAACATCGATAAAGGAACTTGCAGATTTAGAATTTAAAACCCTACAATCTATGGTGGAAGGGGATTCGTTCGTTGTAGATATTCTAAAGGAAATCTCAACTTTCAGCCAATTAGAATCTAAACTTGAAAGTTTCTCACCTTTTGAAAGAAAACCATATTATGATGATGGGATTGCCACAGTACCTTATATTTCAGATAACATATACGAATCATTTAAGTTACAAGATTACTCTCCCGACGCATTAGAGTCGGCGGATATGAGTGAAGAGTATGAAAAATTAAAATCTAATTTAGTTGAATACTCTGTAGAAGAATATAGGACTAAAATATACCCTTTTAATTCTACCACATATTTGGACTATATTAATAAGACTTCATTAACAAAGGACGATATTAATTTAAGGAACATTTATAAGGTTAATACAACTAAAGGACTTATACAAACACCCATAAATCCCGAAGCATGGGTTCGAGATTCAAATGATCAAGGTAATCTCTTTAGCGGTTTAAATTCATACGCATATATAGGAGATTCTAATAATAATAAACTAAGTTCTATAATCAATACACCTTATTTCCATAAATCATTATTTAATGATTTCTTTGGAACAAATAGTTCGGGTAAATATAAATCGTCCGCATACCTACTTCTTAATTCACTACCATATCACGATTTAGACATGGAAATAGAGTTAGAAGAAGGTAAAAAAACAAGGATGTCAAACATCTTTAAAGAGATAAGTTCGACACACTTTATACCATATCACCTTATGGTGAAGTGGGGATCCATCTACCATAGATATAAAACATATGTATTAGATGGTATTGATATAATGAATGATGTTACTACACCAATAGACGGTGGATTGTTTTTCGACATTAATCAGAATCAAACATTTTCAGGAATTACAAGAAATGATCAGACCGATATAGGTATACACCCTTATTATTCGAGTGTGTACCACCAAGTTATTAATGGGTACCTTTATTATGATGTATCAGACACAACACCAACATCGTTTGAAAACACTATTACAAACGGTATTTTACATATAGACTCATTCGAAAAGTTTGGTGGTTTTAAATATTATAATTCATTTGTTGATAATAGTAAGTTTGTTGGTGGTGAAAAAAGATACACTATTTTACCATCACATGGTGTCATGGTTAGGAGTGGAGGTAGCGCCGATAATTTTTATAACCCATACTCTACAGACTATAATATAACAGAACAATATAATTTTAATGTCGATTGGACTTTTAAACACGATGAGGAGTTTGCGTTTAGTGGAGTGACATTCCCACCATATAACCAATACGTGAGTAAAAACAATAATGGGGTTCTTAGACAGAATATAACAATAGGTGATAATAATAAAAAAGTTATAGACCTTATTGCGACATTCTCACCCGAAATATTAAATGAGTTTGAAGATGCGTTTATTAAGTTCTCGAGTGAGAAAGTTAATACGTATGAGTCACCAAAACAGTTTGAGACTGTACAATATGATAAATTTCAAGACTTGTTACATGATTTAGTTACAGTAGAAAAGAAAGATGATGATGACTTAACAAATATTAATCACCACTTAAGATTAATCACTAGTAGACAGATAGAACAACAAAAGTATGTCACTGATGTAATGGTTAATTCTAAAAATTTGGTACAATTAACTTTATCAAACCCAAAAGAGTTAAACTTGAATGCAATTAGGACATTCATTCCGCAGAGTGTTAGGATGTATGAAAAGGGGTATGAATCATCACAGTTATCAAGTAACTTGAAGTTTATAGAATTATATCTCGGAGAAGACATGGACGGATATTATGAGGAATTCTTTCCGTTAAACGACATGGTCTTAAATGAAGAAAATATAATACACTATAGATCAATAATTCAAATTTATGCGGGATATAGAAAGAATGGGGGTGAGTTAAATAGGGATAAGTTTGTTACATATTTGAATGAATCAATTGCATTACCGTTTGAAGAAAGGGTAATTTCCTTTATCACTAAATTATTGGCTCAATTCCCTGGTTTAAAAAGACGTAAAGATAAAAACAATAACTTAGGTGTATTGAGAACATTCGGTATGGATCCTTTAAAATTGGAAACATATAGTATGTTTAAACTCTTTAACGATAGGTGGTCTTCAGGAAATTCAATAGGGCAAAGGTTACTAATGGAAGAGTTCTTATTTTTGGATAAGGCGAATAAAGATATTGGTGATGATTTGTTTTATGATGTAAAAAGACTTGAGGTTTTTGAATTAGCGGAAAGTCAAAATTTAAAACTATACAATGTTATTTCTCAGATGTTATCAGGAAATAATTTAGATTTTAGACCACTTCCAGCATATGTTAATTTTTACGGTAACCGATCAGGTAAAACTAAAATAAAAAAATCCGAAGAGGTTGCATCGTTATTATTTGGTAAATTTTTAGATGTTGATGTTGAACATTCAACCCCTAAAATGATCGTTCAATACGTTGGTAAACCCTCATCTCATATTGATACATCAACAATTAGTGAAGAATATAAGTACAAGAATGATACATTTAATGTAGGTGATACAAACAATAATCCTGTATTAATAACCGACCCAAATTACTTTGAACAAGAAAATTTTAAAAACTCCAATAAAGTGGTTGCATTTGAGGTTAGTTTTGGTGATCAAAATCAGGGGATATTTAAATCAATTAGTCTAGACCAATCACAATTCAAAGAGACTTTTGAAAGTAATGTTGCGTTAGAGAACACAGCAAGATCGGAATCAGGATCGGGGGTTGCACAAGTTAGTACAAATCTATATGACATATATAAGGTAAGATCTTATGAATGTACGGTAGAATGTATGGGTAATGTCATGATTCAACCTACCATGTATTTCCAACTTAAAAATGTTCCTTTATTCGAGGGAGCATATTGGATTGTGGAGGTATCCCATAGAATAGAAAACAACCAAATTAAAACAAATTTTAAAGGAGTTAGGATGCCAAAGGCGAGTTTACCTGACCCAAAAGAATCCTTTACTGCATCATATAGAGTTATGTATGATAAGATAATGAAAAGTGCGTTGGCTAAGATTAAATCACTAAATCAAACCGACACTACGGAAATCATATCAACATCTGAAGGTAATTTTAAGACCGATAGAGGTAATAATATTATAGAGGGAGAAGAACTAATTAAAGAATCTGGTGTAACTAATTTGGGGGTACCATACAATGGTTATAAAAACATCCTGTCAATACAGAAAGTAAGATATAAGAATAAGACTTATTTTAGAAGTATCGTTACTAAATTCGATGGACCAACTAACCTAAACATGTCCTTACCCACACAGGTATCGTCATCAATAACCGTTAACCCTAGTAAAGTTCCATTCACTGAGATAAACCAATCTAGTAATTATTTCTATAGATTGAACTTTTATTCTCCATACATGACAAAGAAAAACAATACAACACCGTCGCAAGTGTCGGATTATTTACTTACTTCTGCGTCCACAGAATTCTTTAATCCAAAAAATGGTAGAAGAAAAACCATTGAAAGTTCATCCGTGTTAGACAATTCTGGAGGAGCCACAAGACAAATAACAGGACCCGCAGATCAGGGGGGTTCTAAATTGAATATTGGTGATGGTGTATTATACAGTGGAATTGCACTATCTAAACAACTAATGAAGGATTTAAAACTCCAAGAAGGTGACGTTATTTATTTTAATATCCTATAAAGAGGACAATTAGTAAAAACTTGATATTTATAATAAAAAGAATATTATGAGCAATATCAAAATAGGGTCCGCAATTGACGGTTTTTTAAAAAACAAGACGGTTAAGAACCTCAATGAGGAAGGAACGGAACAAGAAGTTTGTGACATGAACACTGGTGAATGTTACACTATTAAAAGTAAAGATGGTCTTGTAGAAAGAATTAATAAAAAATATATTACCGAAGACGGTAGACAATTATTAAGAGATTAAAAGATGAATTTAGAAAAACAACTACACGAAGAATTAATGAGATACCGTAGTATTAATAAGTACGGTAAAAATTTAATACAAGAACAAGAAGAACCTATAGATGATATTCCTGCAGAGGAACCTGTAGATGACATTCCTGTGGAAGAACCTGTTGGTGATGCCCCTGTAGATGATATTCCTGTGGAAGAACCAGTAGACGGTGGTATCGAACCAGACGTAGAAGAGGTAGATATTACAGATCTTGTTAACATGACTCAAAACATTAAAAACGATTTAGATTCGTCTAAAAGTGATAATGACCAAGTTATGGGTAAGATGGGTGACCTTTTTTCTAAATTAGATGATTTAGAGAGTAAATTATCTCAAATGGATAACGTAATAACCAAAATAGATGGTTTAGAATCTAAGGTTGAGGACATGAAAGAACCTACACCTCAGGAAAGACTTGAGATGAGGTCGTTGGATTCATACCCATTTAATCAGAATCCTTCTGAGTTTTTCTCACAGAAACAACTTGATATGAAAGCGAGTGGTAAAAATGAATACGTCATAACCAAACAAGATGTGGCGGATTATAACCCAGGAGAAATGAGAGATTCATTTAACCAAGAAAAACCTGATGAAAATGAGGTTGAGTGGTAATGTAAAATTTTTTCTTGAAGTACAATCACAACTTAAAGTACTACATTGGCAAACTAAGAGTCACGCAAAACACATATCTTTTGGAGAGACTTATAATGTGTTAGATGGTCTTATAGATAATTTTGTCGAAATTGCGATGGGTATCTACGGTAGATTTAGATTAGAGGAAGAAGAAACACACATATCTATTCAAAACCTTTCTGATGTTGACGTACTTGGAATGATCAAGACTGTGAGGAGTAGTTTACAACAAATGGAAATAAATCCGAAAGACACAGATCTACTTAATATTAAAGACGAAATGTTGGCCCAGATCAACAAACTATCTTATTTACTGACACTTAAGTAAAAAACACTACATATAAAAAAATTAATAAAGTTCAAGGGGTTGACTCTTGAACTTTTTTTGTGTATCTTTTTCATATAACATTAATAAATTAAAATTTAAAAATTATGAGTTCAATCGACGCAATTCTTTCTCAGTATGAGAAAAACACGCAACCAGCCGCAAGCGGCAACAGAATTTCCAGTGAGGAAAGACTTAAAAAGTACTTCACTACTATTCTTCCTAAAGGAACACAATCAGGACAAAAGAGAATTAGAATTCTCCCAACAACTGACGGTACAACTCCGTTCCAAGAAATAGCATTCCATGAAGTACAAGTAGATGGAAAATGGTTAAAACTTTATGATCCGTCTCAAGATGGTGATATATCTCCTTTAAATGAGGTTAGACAAAGTTTATTGGCCACAGGAAGTGAGGATGACAAAATCTTGGCAAGAAACTATAGAGCAAAAAAATTCTACATAGTTAAAGTTATCGATAGAGAAAACGAACAAGATGGTCCAAAATTTTGGAGATTTAAACATAACTACAAAGGTGATGGTAATTTAGATAAAATCATTCCTATCATTAGAAGTAAAGGGGACATCACTGATGTTGTAGAAGGTAGAGACCTAATCTTATCATTGGCAGTTACAAAGGCGAACAATGGTAGAGAATACACAACTATTAATTCTATTATTCAGGAAGATAAATCAGCATTACATACTGACCCTGAAGTAAGTAACGCATGGGTTAATGACCCACAAACATGGAGAGATGTTTACTCTGTTAAACCTCTTGAGTACTTACAATTGGTAGCATCAGGCGAAAACCCTGTTTGGGATAAAGACGCTAAGAAGTTTATATCTTCTATGGGTGGTGAGGAAACATTTGGAGGATCATCAATGACACCTAAGGTAGAAGTGGAAGATCCACAATCAACAACAAATGTAGACGACAACCTACCATTTTAATTAACACGGACCCACCCAAAACAATTATTGATGGAAACATCTGGTGGAGTAAGAAAAACCGATTAGTCGGTCCCTATGGGTGGGTCCATTTTAAAAAAGAATATGGCAATTAAGAAAAAAGATTTTAAAAGTATCAAATCAAAGTTCTCTAAACAGGCGAAGTTTAAGTCTGATAGGTTTTTTGATTTAGGTGATGCGTTTTTAGATGCTACAGGATTACCAGGTCCGTCCATGGGACATATTAATATGTTTTTAGGACACTCAGATACAGGTAAAACAACGGCACTTGTTAAAACCGCAGTCGACGCACAGAAGAAAGGAGTACTCCCTGTTTTTATAATTACAGAACAGAAGTGGGATTTTCCACACGCAAAATTAATGGGTCTTGATATTGAAGAAACAGTTGATGAAGAAACAGGAGAAATTGAATACGATGGATTTTTCTTATTCAATAATGAATTTCAATATATAGAACAAATTACTGATTACATAAATGAATTATTAGACGCTCAGAAGAAAGGTGAATTAGAATATGATTTACTATTCTTGTGGGATTCGGTTGGGTCCGTACCATGTAAAATGACATTTGATGGTAAAGGGGGTAAACAACATAATGCATCGACGTTAGCCGATAAAATCGGTATGGGATTAAATCAGAGAATTTCAGGTTCAAGACGAGTTGATTCAGAATATACAAATACACTTGTTATTGTTAATCAACCATGGGTTGAACTTCCTGATAACCCATTTAGTCAACCAAAAATTAAGGCAAAGGGTGGTGAATCAATATGGTTAAACTCCACACTTGTATTTAGGTTTGGTAATCAGAAAAATGCGGGTACTAACCCTATCTCTGCAGTTAAAGACAAGAGAAAGGTAAAATTCGCAACAAGAACGAAGATTTCTATCATGAAAAACCATGTAAATGGTCTTGGATATGAAGATGGTAGAATCATTGTGACCGCACACGGGTTTCTAAGTGGAAAAGATTCTACTGAGGAAAAGAAATCCTTAGAGGGATACAAAAACGAACACGCAGAGTTTTGGAAAGACCAATTGGGTATCGAGGGTGACTTCGACATCAAAGAGGAGGTATAGAATTGTTGAACCTATAAAAGGTAAAAATGTCAGTATTATTAGTAGACGGAGATAACTTACTTACAATCGGATTTTATGGAGTAAAAAATTACTTCTATAAGGGTGATCATATTGGTGGTATATATCATTTCATTAATACTTTAAGAAAATCATTTGAACTTTATAGGTTAGACAAAATAGTTGTCTTTTGGGACGGAGAAGATGGATCCGCGACAAGAAGAAAAATGTATCATAGATACAAAGAGAATAGAAGACAACGAATTCGTACCGACAAAGAAAAAGAGTCATACACAAGACAAAGAAGAAGAGTCCAACAATACTTAGAAGAATTATACGTAAGGCAAGGTGAGTTTGAATTTTGTGAGACAGACGACTGTATCGCATACTACTCTCAACAATCAAACGAAAACACAATAGTCTATTCTTCGGATGGGGACCTAGCACAGTTAGTTTCTGACACCACTAAGGTATATAACCCTTCACACAGGAAACTTTACGGTCAAAATGATATAATACTATACGAACACCAAGAAATACACATACAGAACGTTAAAATCGTTAAAATAGTTTGTGGGGATAGATCGGACAATATTGCGGGGATTAAAAACATGGGCATTAAGAAGTTCGTTAAGTTATTCCCTGAATTGAAAGACACCCCAATAGGTATTGAATATGTTATTGAAAAATGTAATAAGTTATTTGAAGAGGATAAGTATAATAATACTGTCAAAAACTTACTTACAGGTGTTACTAAATACGGCGTTTTCGGGGAAGAATTTTTTAACCTCAATGAGAGTATCGTAAGTTTAGATCAACCGTTTCTCACGAATGTAGCGAGAGAAACAATCACAGACCTTATACACGAAAAATTGGATCCCGAAGGAAGATCCTATAAGAACACGATGAAGATGATGATGGAGGATGGGATATTTACTGTTCTACCTAAATCAGATGACGCGTGGATAAAGTTCCTTAATCCTTTCTTACGTTTAACACGTAAGGAAAAAAATAAAAGAGTTATAAAAATTAAAACAAATGAGTAACAACGAAACTACAAAACTTGAATTTCTACTAACCTTGAATGATAATATTATCTGTCAGAGGTTCTTTAATGTCAGAGGATTTAACCCAAAAGTTAAAAGATCTTTGGATCTTCACTACGATGTGAAAAATATTTGTGAAGAAATCGAAGAAAATTTGAAACAAAAAACTTTGGATTATCTACACAAAGATCAAGATTATTTTCCCGTTTTCGACCCTTCCAACAACGAAGGTTCGGACCCAGATGAATACTTCAGAGTAGAGATTAAGCAGAATGACGATGTATTTATTTCAAGAGCATTCCCTGCACATATCTATCACCCTAAAGTGAGATATTCTGTGGACATTCGACCGATCTTAAGAAGAGTATTAGGTGGACTAAGTGAGACCTTCTCTTTAGAGGATATAACAACAAAATATATGAATTATAATTTACAACAAAACTAAAGTACTATGAGTGAGATGAACTTCGGAAAATTAGGAAATCAATTCCAACAAGCATTAATAAAATCAATTATTGAAGACGCCAAATATGGTGAACAAATAATGGAGGTTTTAGAAAGTAGGTACTTTGACAATAATTCATTTAAATATATTATTACACATGTAAAAGAGTTACAGGACATATATAAAACTATTCCGACATACGAGACTCTTAAACAGAAGATAATGAGTGAAACGTCAAATAATCCACTAGCGGGTAGGTTACATAGTGAGACACTACATTCAATAGAGAACTTAGAAGAGGTTGTAGTGGGTCAGACATATGTAAAGGACACGGCACTTAACTTTTGTAAACAACAAAATTTAAGAAAAACAATGAGTGAGGCATTAAAAATCATTGATAAAGGAGATTTTGAGTCATATGACAAAATTGCGGATATGGTTAATACGTCACTACAAGTAGGAGCTACAGACGATGATATCGTCGATATATTCGATGACCTTGACAATGCATTAGATATCGATCCAAGAATACCTATACCAACAGGTATAAGTGGATTGGATAATCTTTTAAAAGGTGGTATTGGTACAGGTGAGTTAGGTATGATACTAGCACCCACAGGTGTTGGTAAATCAACTATTTTGACAAAGTTTGCTAACACCGCAGCAAACACTGGTCACAAAGTAGTACAAATATTTTTCGAAGATACTCAAACACAAATTAGACAGAAACATTTCACTTGTTGGTCTGGTTTTAGTTCTGACCAACAGACTGAATCACCTGAAATGAAATTACAGACAATCGCGAAGGCACGTGAATGTCAAGAAAGAGAAAATTTTGGTGGTTTAAAAATCATCAGAATGGAAAACTACAACACCACTGTTAGTGATGTTAAAAGAAAATTACTAAAATTACAATCACAAGGATTCAAAGCAGACTTAGTTGTTATTGATTATGTGGATTGTATGATTGCGGATAGGTCTAAAGGATATGATGAAGAGTGGAAAGGAGAAGGGTCAGTTATTAGACAATTAGACGCAATGTGTTATGACTTAAATGTGGCGTTATGGACGGCATCCCAAGGTAATAGAAGTTCAATATCTGCGGACATTGTGAATGTTGATGATATGGGTGGGTCAATTAAAAAGGCACAGACAGCACATATAATTCTTTCAATTGCAAAGAGTTTAGAACAAAAAGACAATAAGACGGCTAATATGAGTTTAATTAAGTCGCGAGTTGGTAGAGATGGAGTTAACTTTAACAACTGTAAATTTGATAACGAATTTATGGAAATCGATGTCACGGAACAAGAAACCTTATTGGGTCATCAAATGAGGAAACAAGAACAAGGTATCCACCGTGCTGCAGAGATTTACAAACAAACTCACAATATATAATCATTAACCTAAATACATTAAAACATGACTGAAAAGATTTTACAAGAAAATCCTGGACGATTTGTCCTTTTCCCCATCGTACATCACGATATATGGAAATATTATAAACAACAAGAAGCATCCTTTTGGACTGCGGAAGAAATAGACCTAATGCAAGATGTTAGTGATTGGTCTAATAAGTTAAATGACGATGAGAAACATTTTGTTAAACACGTTTTGGCGTTCTTCGCAGCATCTGACGGTATTGTAAACGAGAACCTCGCAGAAAACTTCGTAAATGAAGTACAATATACTGAGGCTAAGTTTTTCTACGGTTTCCAAATTGCAATGGAAAATATTCATAGTGAAACTTATTCATTGTTAATTGATACACTTATTAAAGATAAGGATGAACAAAATAAGTTATTTAACGCGGTCGAAACAATTCCTGCAATTAAGAAAAAGGCGGATTGGGCACTTAAATGGATCGAGTCTGATTCATTTGCGGAGAGACTTATTGCATTCGCAGCGGTAGAGGGTATTTTCTTTTCAGGATCATTTTGTTCCATATTCTGGCTCAAAAAACGTGGTTTAATGCCGGGATTAACCTTCTCCAATGAGCTCATTTCGAGAGACGAGGGGTTACATTGTGATTTTGCGTGTCACCTATACAACGAACATATCTCTAAAAAATTAAGTAAAACAAGAATTAAAGAGATTATTCTTTCTGCATTAGAGATTGAAAAAGAATTCATTCTTGAAGCGTTACCTGTTAGGTTAATTGGTATGAACTCTGAACTAATGTCACAATATCTTGAGTTTGTTACTGATAGATTATTAGATTCTTTAGGTGTGGCAAAACATTTTAAATCTGAAAATCCATTTGATTTTATGCAAAACATTGCATTACAAGGGAAGACTAACTTTTTTGAGAAAAGAGTAGCGGAATACCAAAAGGCTGGTGTTAATAACGAAACCGAAGAGGACATAGATTCTGCGTTCGGGGATATGGATTTTTAATACGGGTAAAGATGAAAGTAAAAAAGAGAAATGGTTCGTTAGAACAAATGAAATATGATAAGATCACAAGAAGAATTTCTGCATTGTGTTCTGATCTAAATTTAGATTACGTAGATCCAACGTATATTACCTTAAAAGTAACTCAAGGAATATATGATGAAATAACCACAACAGAGTTAGACACATTAGCAGCGGAAACCGCAGCGTCTATGACGACAACTCACCCCGACTATTCAAAATTAGCGGGTAGGTTGGCAGTTACTAATTTACATAAAACCACACC